ACGAGGTACCCGCCGATACGGTCGATGCCGACTTCTCGCATCGCAAAACACAGTCCGCCCATGATGGGACGTTCGACCGGGTCGGCCGCAGCGAGGAGCCGGTCGACACTGTCCGGGGCGAACCCCATGTCGGTATCGACCCAGAACAGCCAGTCCGCATCGCACTGGGTCAGGAACGCATGGACGGTGTCGTTACGGGCCTGAATGATGCCGCCGGTCCCGTATCGGGTGGCGAACCAGCCACCGTTGATGACGTGCTGATTGTTGGCGATGTCGTAGGCGATGAGGGCCTGCATCGACTGATGCCAGGAGTGGGCGACCTCGTTGCCGTGAACGTAGGCGACGGCGACCTTGACGGGCTTCGGAGTGTTGGCTGCGTGCCTCGCTCGCCGGCTCGGCTTAGCCACGCTTCGTGGTCCGCTTCTCGCCGGGAGCCTTTGAGGCTTGCTCGACCGGCGGCAGGTACGGGACGGTCCGTCGGATCCGTTCGGGCACTGCACCGAACAGGTCGGGTCGGGCCTTCACGAACGGGTCCTGTGCTGCCCACGGTTCCCCTTCGCTGACTCGGACGATCAGTCCGGTCGCAGGGTCCGTGGTGGTACAGGTGGTCAGTGCGAACACGATCGGTTCGGACATGGGTTGCCTCCGGGTATCCGGTCGCCCCGACTGGCAGCCAGCAGTCGGGGCGACCGAAAGGGGTGGGCTGCTGGCTGCTGACTTGCGAACGGTTCAGGGGACCAGGCCCGAAAGCCTGGTCCCCGTCACCGTTGGAGGGTTGTCTCCTACTGGTTCTGGAGGAGACGGAAGCCGAGGTCGTTCACGCTGTCGAAGCCGTGACGGGCCGTGGCGAAGAACCCACGCTGGTTGGTGGGTCGGCTGTTCGTGGCACCGAACAGGTGGGGGATGAGCTCGACGCTCATGCCCGCACGCTGGGCGACCACGAAGTTGCTGAAGTCACCGACGACGAGGATGTTCGCCGCGGTGGTGGCACCCGTGAACTCGGGGGCGTAGTCCGTCGTGTAGATCGGACGACCGAACAGCGTGCCGATGCCACCCGCCGCGAGGTTCACGGTGTAGTAGCCCTCGTTGCCGTTGCCGAACGCACGGATCTCGTTCTCCACGTCGGAGTGCATGATCCAGGAGGCGTTCGCCTTGTACCGCTCGGGGAGCGACTTCCAGACCTTCAGGAGGTCCACCGCACCGAACGCACCGTCCGTGGTCACCACGACCTCGGAGTTGGTGTTCGCGTCGAGAGCCGTGAAGACGCCGGTCGGCTGCGAGGAGCCGGAACCGGTGATCGTCTGCGACGCCACGAGGTCGATGTAGCCCTGGTCGAGGAGGGCCCGCATCTCAGCCGCGAAGCCGACGTAGTCGGCACCCAGTTCGGCGGAGAAGGGGATGAAGCCACGGGCCGTGTAGACCGGGACGGTCGGCTGGGCGAGGGTCGGAGCGTCGTCCGAGACCTCGACACCCTCACCGTCGTAGGACCACGAGGTACCGGCCGAGGACACGCCCTTCCACTCGTCGGTGGTGATGGTGATGACCCGGGCCAGGTTGAGGACCGGAGCCGCCGCCGCACCCGACGTGAGGATGATCGACGGGTCGATCAGCACCGGCACGCCGAACCCACCGGCGGTGTCGACACCCTCGCTCATCGCACGGAACTCGTTGATCGCACGGACCTCGTCCGCGTCGAACGCCGGCACCGGCTGGGTCACAGCCTTCGCGAACGCCGACCGGTACGAGTCGGACTCGGTGACGAGCATCCGCTTCGCGATGACCGCACCGTCGGTGAAGGCCGACTTCGTGCGGAGCAGCGAGTCGACGTGGTCCTCCTGGCGGGGAGCCAGGCCACGACCCTCGGTCTCGAGGACCTTCAGGGCAGCGTCCCGCAGTTCGCCACGAGTGGCGGTGCGGAGGTCCAGAGCGGTCGGCTCGACACGCTTCAGGATCGTCGGGCTGTCGATGCCAGCGTGACGCTCGGTCGCCGCGGCCTTCGCCGCCTCGATCCGGGCCGCACGCGCCTCGAGCTCCACGAGCTCAGCCTTGCGGGCCTCGAACGCCTCGAGGGCTGCGGTGAGCTCCTCGTCGTCCTCGGGGGTGATGTCGTCGATCTCCGAGAGCCGGACCACGGTGGACCGGATCTCCTCGACCTGGGCACGGAGTTCGTGCAGGTTCATGGGGTTCTCCTCAATCGAGGTAAAGAGCCACAAGCGCCTCGCGCTGGGCTCGGGATCTGGGGGAAGGCTCCGAGTGGACCTGGTCCGAGTCGGTAGCAGCGGATCCCGAGTGGTCACTGACCGGGTCGGGGTCTGTGGCGAGCGACGCAAGGTCGGTGCCAGTGGTGAGGAGCCGAGCGATCTCGCTCCGCACCTCAGGGTCTTGCAGGGCATCGAGTGCCTGCCGAGAGCGTACACCCACGGTCGTCTGTTCGTAGGCAGGGAACACGACCGGACCGACCTCGTAGAGGGCGACCTCGTTGATGGTCCGCTCGAGGATCCCATCCTTGCCACGGACGACCTTGTCGCCGTTGGCCGGCACCGAGAACCGGAAACTCATGCCGTCGATCGCACCGTCACGGATCGCATCCCGAACAGGCTCGACGAGCCAGTTGTCGGAGAGACGAGCCTTGACCTTCAGGCCACGCTCGTCCTCGACGATGCTGGTGATCCGACCCAACGGGATCGACCCGATCAGCGGGTGGGAACCGTGGTCGAACTGGAGGACCGGCATCCGCTGACCGAGGGTCCGCTTGAACGCGCCCGGGGCGATGCGCTCCCGGAACGTGCCCTCCCACGAATCGATCTCAGTCCACTCGTTGAACACGGCCGCATAACCGGTGAGGGTCAGACCGTCCTCGGACGGTGCGGCCCGGAACTCGACGGTGCGCGACAGGTTCTCGCGCGTCAACGTCGGCAGCATCTCGGTATCGATCTCGGTGATGATGTCCAGATCGTCCATGCGTTCGCCCTCAGTATCGGCCGCGATTGCGGCACTCTTCGACTCGAACCAGTTGCGAGCCGGTTCGGGATCGGTCGGATCGATTCCCCAAAGATAGTGCGCGACTGCACCGTTCCCCGGCCATCCGTCCGCATCAGGGTCAGTGTTCTGCACAGCCTCGAGATCGACAGCGTGACGCGCGCCCCAGGCGTTCGCCCGGATCACCTTGTCCTCGCTGATCTGACCGTCGGCCATCAGCCGGGCTTCCCGGATCGTCCGGTCAACGAGCCCGTCGCCGCCGTACCCTTCGGCACGCAACTCGAGACCGCGCGCAGCAGCATCTCGAATGTATTGGGGCACGTCGAGATTGACGGCTCGAGTGCCGGCCTCTGCGATATTCAGCGCAGTGAGATGGTCCTCGACTTCAGCGAGAGTCGCATGGCAACCACCGGGCACCGTTTCGCCAGTGTCGTCTTTGACGACCGCATAGCCGTCGCATCCGGCCTGGTCCGTCTCGATGTGCCAGGGCATTAGACCGCAGTGTCCGGGACGACGACCTGATCGGGTTGCGGCGGCTGCAACTGCACCGAGTAGAGACCAGTGTGCTCGAGCACCGTGAAGTCACCGGTCGTCACGGCCCGCACTGCCGAATCGGGAACGAACCCACCACGAATCAGCGATTCGATCGTCAACGCGTTCCGGGACTGGATATCGGCTGCATCCTTCACGTCCTCCTGAAGGAACAGCACGTCTCGGTCATCGAACCAGAGTCGGGCTCCACCATCGGGCGGCGGGACGAGATTCTGGAGAGCACCACAGGCTGCCCGCCACAACGGACGAAGGGTCCCGTCAGCGAACCGGCGACGCGTTGCCGTGTAGTTCCCTGCATTCAGGGCCGACCCGGCAAGACCTTCACTGATGCCGACGATCGAGGCGGGCACACCGGCCGCGCTGGCAATCCGGGTTTCGCCGGCACCCTGCACGGCTGCCATCGCGATCTCCTGGAAGTTGCTGCCGACGATCTTCGCATCCGCACCGCCACCCAGATAGAGAGTCTTGTATGCGTTACCGATTCCGCGGTGTCGGGCTTCCATGCCCTCACGGAACTTGTCGAATGCTTCCTTGCTGATCGTCGGATCGAACGAGACCACCATGTTCGGAGTCGCCGCATTCGACAGGAAAGCCGACTTGTAATCGGTCAACTGTCCGTCGACCTGCACGTCCTGGATGACCGCTGATAGCCAGGACTGTCCGAGGTACGGGGACAGGGGCGAGGCGAGCGGCTTGTAATGGCAGATCTGGGACGGCTCGAAGAATGCGATCTCCTCGTGACGTTCGTCGATGAGGCTGTATCCGACGAGTCGTTTCCCGACAGTGTTCGCTGTGATCCGATCCTCAACATCACCGGTGACGATGATGACCTTCGCCGGGTCCAGTCGGATCAGTTCGTTGTTCGCTCGGATCCAGTACGAGTTCCCGAACAGGCTCGCGTCGGCTTCCATCCGAGCCAACAGGTCCCCGGTTGTAGCCGACGGCCACGGTCGCTCGAGGATCGTCAGGTCCGGGGTCCCGAACATCTCGCCGGGCCGGCTCGCCGAATACCGCTGGAACGTGAACCGGGCCTCGGAGAACACCATCATCCGAACATGGATGCACGCTGCAACGATCGGATTCCTCGCACCTTCGAGGGCAGTGAGTTCCGGGATCGAACCTGACGGGGCGACGTACTGGATCCCGTTGAACCCGAACCTGGTGAACAGGTCCTGGTACTCGGTCATCGACAGGCCACGCTCCTCGGGCCCACGCGAGATCAACCGTCCGAGCATTAGCCCTCACCATCCATCACGCGTCGAACCTTTCGAGTGCCAGACCGAACAGCACCAACAGAACACCGGCGACAACGATCCCAGCCCACACCGCCAGCATCCCGATCCCGAATGCGACCGTGAAACCGCCGATGATCTCGAGGATCGTTGCCAGCGTCATCTTCCTCAATCCCACGCGACCCACACTTCATTCGACCGTGCGTTGGCTGCCGATGTCGCCCGATCGTATGCGAGCGTGACCGCCATCAGCGGGCTGATGTCCACCGACGTATCCGACCTAGCCCATGCCCACGCGTCACCAGTCGAGCGACGCCTGGCCGCAGCAATCGCCGCGTCAAGCAGTTCGGAACGTCGGATCTGGATCTTCCGATCCGACACTGCATCGTAGAACACGCCGCACGCATTCGCGACCTGTCTCGTCAACAAACGCTCGACCCGAACACCACCACCATCCAACGCGTCCATCAGCGACCCGGCCGGCCCATACCCGTCGAGGACGATCAACGCATCCCACTTCAACGCCAACTCGCGCAAACGATCGACCGTCCATGAGACACCAGGCCGATGCTCGATGACCTCACACCGGCCCTCCGTATCCGCCACCGCAATCGACGCCGCCGACCGGTCCGGGGTCACATCCACCCCAAACACGAACCGGCCCTCCGGTTTCACAAGCGGATCACACACCTGATCCCACACCGAAGCAGGAATCACCCGCTCATCCGAAGTCGTCTGCTGATTCAACCAAGACCGCCGGAAATCACCCTCGGACATCGTCGCTCGAGCATGACGCACCACCTCCTCGGTGATCGTGTGCCCGAGCGCCGGCATACAAGACCACCAGGTACCCGGATCATCCAGATCCTGATCCTCACTCGCCGACCACTCGAAGTAGGCAATCCCCGATTGCTCGCCCGCCGTCGCCGCCGCCCGACCCGCCTGCACCTTCCGATTCAGATAGACCGACGCTTCCGTCCCGGCCGTCGACACCACGAGGATCTGGGCGGCCGCCCTAGTCGCCATCGCCGGCAACAGGGCCTGCTCCCGCCGATCATCCGCATCAGCGAACGCCTCATCGATGATCCCCAGGTCGATCGTCCGTCCATGACCGGCCGACTCCGACGTAGCCAACACATCGATCCGGGACCCGTTTTTGAACGTGATCGCCTCGTTCGCCGCACCCCGGAACACACGCTCCACAGCCACCCGAACCGGACTCGCCATAATCATCGGAGCCTGATCGTCGATCAGTTTCCGACGGGCATCCCATCCGGTCTGAGCCGTATAGGCGCACCGCTGCGCCTGAGCCCAACGCAACACCCGTTGCAACTCCCAAGCCAGCACCAGCGTCGTCTTCCCCGACTGACGCGGCACCGTCACCACGACCTCCCGATACGCCGGGAGACCAGTGACCGGATCCAACTCCAAACCGACATCAGCGACCAGCCGCTGCCAAGGCATCAGCTCATGCCCGAGTTGCCGGGCAATCGCAGCGACCTCAGGTCCGAGGCTTGGCCGCTCGAGGTTGCGGGCCGTTGCCCACCTCGGCAGACAATCCAGCGATGAGTGCCGCGAACTCGTCCGTCCCATTATCCCCAGCCTGTCTCAGAGTCTCCAGAGCAGCCCGGTACTCACGCCACAGTGACGCATTCGTCGGCTCACTATCGACCGCATCAGCGAGAGCCTGGGCTGCGACCAGCCTCGCCGAATCGACCGCATCCATCTGGCCCTTCGCACGCAACGCCGCAACCATGTCCTCCACGGCCTGCCGATTACGCCCATGCGCCGGCTTCCTCGGCCGCTTCGCCGCAGTTGCCATCAGATCCCCAATCCACGAAACACACGATCCAGACGGCCAAGAATACCGACCGATCCGGTCCACGCATTACGAGTGACCGTCAGATACCGGCCCGTCGCATATGCCTCCACGAACCCACCGTCGACACGAATGCGCCGGCCACGCTCCAACTCGCCACGACCCCAAACGTGCAGACCATCACCCGACGGCGATACCTCGATGTACGTCGCCGGCACCATGTCCACGATCGCCTGAGCCCACGGCTCAAGAACACCATCCACCAAACAGTGATCCAGGTCGATGCAGACGATCCCATCACCGTTGAGAACGAACCCGGGACCGGCACCGACGCTCGAGCCCATCGCCTCAGCGTGAGACGACCAGGTCGACGGGTCCGTGCTCGAGGCCGCCCGACCATCGACAGTCAGCGGCACCTTCGTCGGCGAATACCGGATCCACCGGTCCGCATCCTCGAGTTCGACCGGGAACGTCGGGGCCGGCTTCGCACGATGAGCAGCGACCCGACACCTGGTCGAACAGAAGCGGGCGTCGATGCGCGCGAGCGGAGACAGACGGGTGGCACAGCGGCTGCAGGTCCTCACGAGCGCCGACATTAGCCGCCCAAGCCGGACCGCGTGTAACGGCTCGCCGCCGCTGACCTGCATGAATGGCCATGCACCGCGCCGATTCCGTTTCTCGCCGGTGCCCAGGTCAGACGGCCTCGTCGATTCGCAGCACACGGCCACACAGCCGCCCTCGAGACCCGACGTGATCCCAGGTGGATATAGATCGGCA